GCCTTGGTCAGATCGAGTATTTCAAACACCGTGCCGGATAAAAGCGGAATAGATATATTAAAAGATCTGGGTATTAATAAAAAGATTGCAAATACTCTTGTTGGTGAAGCAGTTGGTGAAGGCGAAGAGGGTATGCGTATGGTCTTTAATGTTATGCGCAATCAGTCTGGTTTCTTTGGTCAAACTTTACAGGATACAGCGAAAACGAAGTATTCAGCATATCGCAGACCCGATCTTGCGGCTTTTGTTTCCAAACAGCCGGAGAAACTGGTAAAGGCAGCATATAATATAGTAGCAAATCCGACTGCGGATACCACCAATGGTGCTTTGCATTTTGAGAATATAGATAAATATGGTATACCCGCATATGCGAAGAAAGAAGGTGGATTAATTCCCCTAAGTAAACACAAGAATCATACAGCATTTATTACTCTTAGAGAGTATAAGATACTAATAAACCAAGGGAAAATGAGGCCAGGATTAGAGGCTAGTTTAATCACAAATAAGGAGCAATATGCCAGATATGTTAAATCCATTACAGGGACCACCCCAAGCAAATAGTCCTATGGGTGCAGCGCCTATGGCACCATTACCTCCACCGGCTGTTGTACCGGAGGAACCGCCTATATTGGGTACCGGCGAACCCACGGCCGAGGAAAGAAGACAAGAAGAATTAAAAGAAGAAGAGTCGGTGCAGTATAAATTGTCTGCCGACCAGAAAAAGGACGTAGTGGATTATGTGGTAAAATGTGTAGATGGCTGTGTGGCAAGTAGGCAAAAATGGCAGGAAATCCTAACTGATTGTTTAAAATTATACGAGGGTACGAGAGATCCAAAGAGTGATCCATGGCCTAATTGTTCAAATATCTCTGTAATGGCAATCCCTACCCACGCTAACCTTATGCATTCTAAATTGTTCCCTGCAGTTTGGAATGAAAATCTTACCTATTGGCAACCCGTATCAAAAGATGATTATGATAATGTAGAAAATGTCCGGAAGTTTATGGATTGGATTATTCGTAAAGAGTTAAAACTTGCGGATTTAATTGATGATTTATTACATGACCTTATTGTATACGGTACTATTATTATCAAAGTACGTTGGGGTACTGAATATAGATATGTAAGGGACCCGAATAATCTGTCTAAACGTATGGAAGTAGCACATCAGAAGGCATTCGTAGATCTCCTGCCTGTAGAAAATACCTACCTACCATATCTATGGATAGATGAAGATAATAGTGAATTTATTGCTCATGATTCTTTTATGCGTATACCAGATATTAAAGCATTAAAGGTAAGAGGGGCGTTTATATGTACTGATGCGGAAATTAAAGATATAGAAGCGAAGATTACAGAGGAACAGGGTACCAGTGCCGAAGATAAGAAAGCAAAAGAAGAGGGTAGTAATCGTTTCGATGTTAACTTAAATAGTGCACCAGTGAGATTGATAGAATGTTATACAAAATGGTTTATCGACGGTAAGATTACGGAGTCGGTTTTTATCGTAGATTACAAATCAAGAACATACATGTCAGGTAAACCGCTTACTGCTGTCAGTCCGACGGGCAGAAGGCCGATTGTAGTAGGCCAGTTTATAAGACGAACAAATAGGCCGTACGGCATTGGTTTACCTGAGATTATGAGGGGATTGGCTAAGGAATTGGATGCCATCCATAATCAACGTATAGATGCGGGTTCAATCGCTGTTGCTCCTTTCTTCTTCTATCGTGCCGCTTCCTCCTTTAAACCAGATAAAGTTACGATTGGTCCAGGAGTAGGTGTACCGGTAGATGATATTAAGGACGTATTATTTGCACAATTCCCAAGTAATTTTATGACTTCTTATCAAGAGGAAAGAATAATCATAGAATATATGGAGAAACTTACTGCAACATCTGCATACCAAATGGGGAGGGAATCGGATATAGTAAAATCGCGCGCAACCGCCTCCGGAACCCTTGCTTTGATATCTCAGGGTGAACAAGCATATACTCTCTTAGGTCTTAGAGTGCAAAGGGTAGTATCTAGAATGCTTACAAAGATATTACAGCAGTATCAATGCTTCATGCCGGCCGGTTTCACAGACCGTATCTTAGGGGATAAAGCCGGTGTTCTATTATTCCCCAACGGTCTGACACCCGAAGAGATAGATGGTGGATATGATTGCTATATGATTTTGGATGCTACGGCGGGTAACAAGGCTACCGAGAGGCAGGTAAATGGCGTTATGGTACAAATGGCACCCAATTTACTGCTTCTGGCGCAATCTCCGAGAGGATACGAAATAGCCAGAGAATTCCTGATCAGTCTTGGAAAGGTTGATGTAGAGAAATATTTGGGTCCGAAACCCCTCCAAGAGCCAGGAACACCTACTGGAGTACCCATGGGACCATCAGCGACCGGTGGAGTAGCACCGGCAGCATTTTAATGGTAGATATACATTTATTAGAAAAATTATCAGATGAACATGTAAAATTTTTACAGTCGCCTACGTGGGCATTGTTAAAGTTTAAATTACATGAATACCAGAAAAGACAGCAAGAATATACTACTAATCATATCCGAGGTGAGGGTTGGAATACTGTGGTGCGTTTACAGGGTATGCTCGATGGTATTACTGAAGCTATCAAGATTACCGAGAGGCTTGGTAGTGACATAAAAAACAACACTCTCGATGTTGACGCAGCTCTACACGTCATTGAAAATAAATAGAGCAAAATAAGGAGGCTAAAATGCCAGAACCAACCACTGAAACCACTCCGACGACACCGGCCGAAACTACTACACCGGCGACGACTGAGCAGGGTGCTGTTGGTGCTACAACTGCTCCGGCACCATCACAAAAAGAAGGTGAGCAAACCACTCCGGATACACAGGTACCACCGGTAACGCCTGCGGCCAAACCGACTAAGCTTACTTCGGAAGAAGTGCAGAAAAGAATAGATCGCATGTATGCACGACTTCAGGAGGAACATAAAAGAAGGATGGTTGCTGAAGCACGTACTACGGTGACACCTCAAACCACACCCACAGGGGAGGAGGGAGAAACAGTAACGCCAGCTCCAGGACTGACACAGGCAGATGTAGAGGCCGTGTTAGAACGCAAGGAAACAGAGAAGAAATTTATGGCATCCGAAATGCGTGTCTTTGAACAACACACAGATGCTCTTAACGAGGACGGTTCTTTCAATATGGATAGTCAATTCGTTAAGAGATATATTGAGGTGGGTAAGAAGAATCCGATGTTGGCGATCATGGAAAATGGACCGGAAATGGCAGCAGCTATGGTAGATAAAGAACTACATCTGGACTATAAGAAAGGTAGGACAGATGAAGCAACTCGATCTACTCAGGCCGCTAATTCATTTACCACCAGTTCCACCACTGTCGTTCCACCGAATATCCCCACAACGCAATTATCTGAAACGCAAAAGAAAGTTGCGCGCCGTATGGGTATGACAGATGCGGAGTACATAGCACAACAGGAAACATCCAAGGTTAAACAGAAATCTTGGGATGTTAAAAGATAATGGGTATATTCCGGAAAGGGATAAACCCTGGTGCGTATAGTGGCAACCTAAGTTGCCCCGTTTGTCGAAGCACAGCTATTAGGTTCATAGAAAATATAGGTCCAACTAGACTGCGGTATCGTTGCAGAAAATGCGGGCTTCCATTTCAATATGAAACTGGTAGAGATATGTTAGACATTCATCCGTATGTGCCATTAAATAGTGCATTTGGGAGAAAATTTAAATAGGAGGTTTCAATGATATGGCATTACGATTTAACAGGCGCTGAAGCTATTGTTCGAGATATTCCGATATATAGTACAGGCGCTCTGATTTATGGACAACCTATGATTGCTGGAGCAGTTACCACTGATGTTATGAATGGTAGGACAACTCCTGCCGTTTGCACAACTGTGAAAAATGTTGTGGGTGTTTTACAGGAAGCTGTTACGGCTGCAAATGCTTTAGCAGTTGTATTAACTGGTTTTGAAACATATGCAAAACATATTATCAATCCGTTTGCTGTATGGTTAGCTGAGTATTCTCAGACGACTACGGATACCATTATCTTAACTGGTGCTGATGCGACTGGAAAGAGTAATACTACAGTAGATAACGGTACTGATCATCAAACAGGAGGTTGGGATTACATAACCTCAGAGGGTGTTGGTACTGGTTATGGTAACCTCTTTAAGGTTGGTGCTGTTACGACCGTTACCGTGCATACTGCTGCGACTAGTTATGATGATAATTTGAAAGCCAATGCGATTGGTGACTATGTTTTGGAATTACATGCAATATACGGTGCGGTAGTTGCCGCTGGTACAGTGAATTTATCTGCTGCTGCTTTAGATAAAATTACTGGCCATCTTGCTACGGAATGTACTGGTGCTATGATGGTTATTGAGAATTATATTCAGGGTGCTGGTGTACCTATGGAACCCTTAGTAACCAAAAAGCATTCGGGAAACAATTATAAAGGTGCGGCTCCGAGATTCTATGCTGATATAGTATTTCAGAATCATTTATTGGGAAGTGCCAATCCACCTTTACGTGCAGTAACTTAATCTTTAAAGGGAGGTTTACATGCCTGCAGTTAGTGAAAATTTTGCTGATCTTCTTGAACCAGGATTACGCAAAATATTTACAGATCAATACAACCAGATCCCTGAAATGTATCAATCGATTTTCAATATCAATACGACTGATAAGCCGTATGAGAAAGATTCATCGGTCGGTGCGTTCTCGGATATGGAACCGTTCACTGGTACGATCGGATATGATGAGATCTATCAGGGTTATGATGTAAAGTACGAATTTGCTGAATTTGCAAAGGGGTTTAAGATTGAGAGAAAATTATTTGACGATGATATGTACAACATAATCAATCGGAAACCCGCAGGACTTGCATTGGCAGCGAAGAGAACCAAAGAGAAATATGCTGCATCTTTGTTTAATACAGCTTTTGATGAAACAGGTGGTGCAATATCAGTTGGTGGGTTAACTATCTTAACTAATACTGAAGCGTTACCTTTGTGCGATGGTTCACATACATCTACTGGTTCTGCTACTACTCAAAGTAATACGGGTACAACTGCATTATCTGCAACCGCTGTTGAAGCCACACGTATATTAGGTTGTGGTCTAAAAGATGATAGGGATAATTTGATATCTATACAATATGATACCATTTTAGTTCCTAGAGCGCTTGAGGAAACAGCATGGACGATTATCAACACCCAAGGTAAAGTAGATACGGCAGAAAATAACAAAAACTTCCATTATGGCAAGTACAAATTAGCCGTTTGGGATTATCTTACGGATAGCAATAACTGGTTCATGTTGGATCAGGCTATGGCGAAGATGTTCCTGAATTGGTATACGCGTATCGGCCTAGAATTCAATCAGGATAAGTCCTTTGATACCTATATTGCCAAATATTCGGCATATGAGAGGTATGGTTGGGGATGGTCTGATTGGAGATGGTTGTTTGGTCATAGAGTAGCGTAATAATTTACGGACGGGTAAGTCAGCGTATAGACGCTGAGGCATGCGGGGGCTAATCACCCCCGCCTGTTCCAATAAGGAGGTAATAAATGGGTTTAACACATTTTCCACATGGTATTTCAAGTCTTGGAGTTCCCTTATTAGGTACTTCTGGAGCAAAATATGCAGGTTGGTGGGGCGTTCAATCATGGTTTGTAGATTATGACCATGGTAATAACGGTAATTCAGGTAAAGAACCCACAGCGGCAGTAAAAGATTTACAAGTAGCTATTAATGGTGCTGGCGCAGGGGATGTAATTTATATTCGTAATAGAGATCAGGATGTTACAAGTACTGACCCTGAATATATTATTCCAGCTAGTACTACTGGTTGGAACATTCCTGAGGCCTTAACACACTTAAGTATTATCGGTGCAAGCAACCTTTCCCACATCGGGACAGAGGCTGGTAAACTTGGCGTGTATTTAAGCGGTAGTACGGGCACAGGCGATGTAATGAAGTGGAACGCTGCCTTCGGGTTAATTGAGAATTTAGCCTTCAGGTCAGGTTCTTCTACCTCGTATCTTTTATATCTTTATAGCGGCTCGACAACTCTTGGAGCACAGGGTACAGTAGTTAATAACTGTGAGTTCAAGAAACATACTGGAACAGCTGCCGTGTATATTCAAGATACTTGGTACAATACTATCCACGGTTGCGATTTCCACGATAACATGATCGGTATTTCTGCTTTTGGTTTTTTAAGTACGATTAGAAGATTAAGGATTTCTAATTGTATCTTCAGAAACCAGACGCTTTCAGAGAACGGTCAGAACATTCGTATCGCTGGAAGTAACAATCAGGATATTACTATTGATGGTTGTATATTCACCAATAGTACTCTTACTGGTGGTACTAACAAGTACATTAACATTGTTGATGCAGCTACGGGAAGTATAATTCGTTGCTATTTTCCTGTGGATACTGCTGAAGGTACAACCGGAATCACTGATAACGGATTATCTCAGATGGGTAATTATCAGGCTGATCATGTTGATCATGAATCTTGTTACGGAACTCCAATTTAACTAGCAT